AAAAAAAAATTCTGAGATAACGAACTTTCCCAAACGAGGCGACGATCTCAAGGTTAGCCTTAGAAACTCACAATGGAAATTGTTTGACCCTGCTTATGCTGCAAAGCTCAAGGAGGAGTACCCGAAGATCTGGCGGGCTGGTGGTAACATACGAGGAAATGACCAGTACAGGAGACTCACACCAATCGTCAAGAACAACGGGGTACCCAGATCGGAATCAGAAGAGAACGCCATAAGACTGCGGGAGGCTTGGGTCGCTAGGCACGAGGGCGACGGGGCGCAATTCAGAGACAGGGATCACCCGATCAACCTGTCCACTGTTGCGGGCCTTGTGGCTCAGATCAAATGGTACGGGGTAAGCGTGATCGGTGAGAGCAGAATGAAGCAAGTCCTCAACGAGTTAAAGCGCAAGCTCGACAAGGAGGATCGGTCATTTACTCCAGAAGAGCGGGCGGACATGTGGCGAGCTTGGGTTGAGCGCTCACAACGCAAAGCAGAAGAGGGCATCAAAAGGCGCGTAAATGGCTATTTAAGAGGCGCAAGAAGGCGCTTTGTACGAATAGTCGAGGAGAACACTGAGCAGGGCTTGCTTGATGTAGTACGGGCGCAGAAAGCAGAAGAGTTAAGACTGCTGAAACAAGGCTATCAGGGCGAGTTTGTTAAGTGGTTTATGCTGACTGGAAACGCAGAGCTGGATCGGGTCTTCAGAATTGCCGATGTGGCAAGACCGCTTGATCTGGTCTTTGGTCGTCGCGATCTTGCTGTGCAGCTGTCGAATAGAGCAGCGCAAGAAATGACAAACACCACGATCAGCAGTGTAGAGTCAATCATACAACGGGGTCTAACATCAGGCGCAAGTGTGCCAGATATAGCAAACAGTCTGTCTAGCTCGTTAGCCTTCAGTCCAGATCGAGCGCTGAGAATAGCAAGAACCGAAAGCACCAAGGCGCTCAATGCTTCAACGGATCAAGCCTATCGACAAGCAGCTACAGCAGGGATCAACATTCAGAAGCAGTGGCTCAGTTCAAGGGATGCAAAAGTGAGAGAAGCACATGCCGAGCTTGACGGTGTGATTGTGGGAGTCAATGAGGAGTTCGAGAGCGAAGGATACACCAGCCCAAGCCCTGCTAACTTCGGTGATCCGTCGCTCGATGTGAACTGCCGCTGTACCATTGTTCCTGTTATTGATGGCAAAGCAGACCTGTAACAATGCGACCAGACAGCAGCAATCCTTCCCTACCCACTGCCCGATCGCATGTAGACAAAATTTATTACAGGTTTCTTAACTCGACTATTCTTATGCTGTCAATGCAATCGTGATGAGCAGCTTCAATATTAAACCTGTCCATTATTGCTTTAGCTCCATTGGTGGGAGCTTGTACTTGTTTTCCATCATCACCAGTGATCATTTTAGGTGTGGGTAGTCCTTGACCTCGTCCTTTGCTATATAATGGCGTTGTCTTAAATTGTGCCTTAGTAGGGTCGAGTATTGCACCTTGCGGTGTTTGGATGTAATAGTGAGGGCCTCCCTCATGCAAGACTCGCTTCAACTTATATCCTCCGAATCCCTTGACCTGTCCGCCAAGGATACGCCTTAAGGCATCCGAAGCCATGCTGCAGAATCCAGTATGCGGATGAGCGCCTTGACTAATAGCTTGCTGATACTGCTTTTTTAAGTATGTTCTCATTTCTGGATCTTCTATGATCAAATGAATTGTTCTGACCGCTTCGATTTCTTTCCTTGTAAGCATTTTTAGCTCCTGTTGTTTGGTTATACTCTATCATAAATCAGTATTTTATACATTGCAAGTTTATATATAAAAAAAATCAAAATAAATATCATTCTTGTAATATTTGCATTTCTGTAGTATATAGAGTTGAGGATCGTATGAATAAAGTACATTACATAGTCAAAAGACAAGAGCAGACAGCAGAAGCAGAGCCTTCTAAAGTCTCATTTGTTGCGTCAACCGCTACCCCTGATCGCTATGGTGACATCATAGATCAGAAAGGGTGGACACTTGATGCGTACAACAAAAATCCGATAGTCTTGTTGAACCACGATAGCTCACAGCTGCCCATAGGACGGGGTCAGGTACAAGTCAAGAACGATCAGCTTGTGATTGATGTCGAATTTGACATGGATGATCCACGAGCCGCCGAGGTTGCAAGAAAGACGCAAAAGGGCTTTATGAATGCTGTTTCTGTAGGCTTTCAACCTTTACAGAGTGCGCTTAGAGCAGAACTGCCAAAAGACAGCCCTTATTACGGTAAGAGCGGCCAATTTTTCAAGAGCGCTGAACTGCTCGAAGTTTCGATCGTAACAATACCCGCAAATGGTGAGGCCACAATGATCACACAAAAAGAATTCAATGAATTTAAAAGCAGCATGCTCCACGAGATCCGCAATATGATCCGGTCTGAGCTTCTTACTCTTCCTGAAATGCGCATCAAGCACATTCTAGAAATCAGTGAAGAGGACGATAAGATCGTGATCTCTTTTGCCAAGGCAGAGCGAGAAATGGAGGAGATGGAAGAGGAAGCACTCGACCGCCGAAAAGACGAAGAGGACGAGGACGAAAAGAAGGACAAAGACGACGATGATGAAGAGTCAACGGAAGACATGCCCAAGTCCTACCACGACGACGATGAAGACAGTGAAGACGACGACAAGCGAAAAAATTTTAAGACTGATATTGATAAAATCGCTGAGCTGTTTGCTCAGATCATATAAAACCCTAAGGAGGACATAACATGTCTAGCCATAAGATCGAAGAGGCAAAGCGCCTTGTTGCGGGACTGGTCAAGCATCAACGAGAATCAGAAGACCGCATGAATAACTTTGAGCAGCAGGTCAAAGACCTTAAGAAAGCTCAGCAGCTCATGGCGGAAGGTCAAGAGCGCACCATCACACCCGAGATAAGCGGCGGCGACTTTGCGCTCAAGCAGTACATGAATGAAGACGGTGTACGCTGGACAAACGGAACCACCAGAAAAGAGATCTCTGGGCGTGGACGCGTAACAGTAGAAGAGAAGGGTCTGCTTGATGCAGATACTTATGCTAACGAATGGCATGCTGATCTGTGCAAGATGGCACAGGAGCGCTCTCTTGTTCGCGGTATTATGCGCGATGCGTCTACACCTAAAGCTGATATGAAGCTTTACAACCACCTTCAGAAGGCGCCTTCATTCATGAAACCTGCTGTTGAGAAAATTTTTAGTGACTCAGCGGGTGTCGGTGCGGAGTGGATCCCAGACGAATTTTCAAATCAGCTTTATCAAGAATTCACCATCCCGCGTGGATTGCGCGCTCTGTTTGCTGATGTGCAGATGGATCGTGAGACTCTTCTTGTTCCAAAGTTGAGCCGCGGCGGTCGTCCTTACATCAAAGGCGCTGCTACAGATGATCTTGCGTCTTACAAGTCATCAACCATAGAGACAGCACAAAAGACCATTAGAGCTAAAGGTCTTGCAGTATTGATGAACATTGACGATGCAGCGGGCGAAGACTCAGCTTTTGCAATCATTCCAGCTATGACTCGACAGGTAGCTCAGGATCTTGAGGATGCTTACGAGGATTGTATGATCAACGGTGACACAGCAAGCCCTCACCAAGACGATATCGAGAATTGGAATATTCGAGAGCGCTGGGGCTCCACTGATTTGGGCACGGTGTCAGACCACAGGCGTACCTTCTTAGGGCTGCGGGCTGCTGCTTTTGACAAGCTCAACACCAATTCAGCTACCTTTAATTTTCAGAATTTCCTTGCTACCTCTTCCTCAATGGGCGAGCTTGCAATGGGTAACAAGATCGTGATTGCATCACCTGAAGCTATCCTTGCAAATTTCCTCAACCTCACAGAGGTTGCTACACTTGACAAGTTCGGCCCACAAGCAACAGTTCTGAGCGGGCAGATTGCAGCACTGGCAGGTATGCCAATTATCATGAGTCGATTTATGGGTGCTGATCTTGAAAGTACAGGTAAATTCTTAAGTTCAGGATCTAAGAACAAGACCGGTTATCTGATCGTCAATCGTGATAGCTATTACAACTATGTAAGACGCAGAATCACCATTGAGACCGATAAAGACATCAAGAGCGGTGTTATTCAGGTTGTAGCGACCATGAGAGGTACTTTTGATTCTCCTGATGCGGCCAGCACTAAAAACGTCGCCTTCCATCATGACCTTGCTATATAGGAGTAAAAAATGCCGATTATACTTAATGGATATTTAGATTTTGCAGCTGGTGCTACACAGGACATGTTTTTGATTTGCCCTGTTGCGCTACAAATGAAAGAAGTGAGGCTTTGTGCCAATACTATCGCAGCAGATGGATCAAATTTCATCACTTTGAGCGTTCAGAATGCTGATGCTTCAAAAACTTACGCAACAAGAGCAACAAGCTCGTCTGGGTTTTCTGTTGGCGTTGTTGAGTCTTTGACTTTAGGAGAAGCTGATGATCGTGATTTTGCTGCAGGCTCTGCTATCAAAATTCGCGTTGCCGCCACTGGCTCAGGCGTTGCTGGTCAGATCTCTGTCTCTGTTCTCTGTGATCTCGGTAGAGATTACAGCTAGGTGATCTGATGGCCCTTGTATCTGCTGCGACACTCAGACAGTATCTTCCAGAGATACAGGGGTCAGATCTAGACTCTGATCTTAATGGCCTCATCAGCCGAGTTGAATCTGCTATAGCTCGCTATCTCGGATTCACCTTGGCCGATGGGGCCACATCTTTAACTTTGGATCAGTCCACCTATAGCCTACATATAGATGGGCCGATGTTTTCCATGCCTACCGTTCTACAGATCCCGATCAGGCCTGTTGTTTCCGTCTCCTCGTTACACAGTGATCCGGATCTGGAGTACTCCGCAGACACTGAGATTGCATCCTCACAATACATTCTCGACAAAGAAAACTCTCGCATCATTTTGAAGACCGACAGCACTGCTTCATTTGATCGAGGGTACCGCAACATTAAGGCGGTTGTGTCTGCGGGATACTCCACCTCCTCCCCACCTGACGACCTTGTTCATGCGATCTGTGTGTATGCAAGTCATTTGCAACGAGCGAAGACCTCACAGGGCAATCAGGCAATTACACAGCGTAACTCAACTGTCACACTCAGCCCGCGCACAATGCCGCCTGAAGTCAAAGAGATCTTAAGAGGGTTCAGAAATGGCTCAACTATCCTTTGACCAGTTTATAAAGGGCG